GTTTGAAAGGTCTGTTTGTGCCTAACACCACCATTGGAATGCAATATTCCAAAGGCATGATGGGTCGTGACTCTGCTGGTATGAATTGGAAAATGGATCAGAATATTTCTGCTCAAACTTTCGGTACTTACACTGGTACAGCAACGATCAACACAAGCACCGACACTGGCATTTTGACTTCTGGATGGGCGCAAACTTCTGCACTTACCCTGTCAAAAACTGGCACATTCATCCCTAACGTTGGTGACACTTTCACCATCGCTAACGTGTATGCTGTCAACCCCCAGAACCGTCAAGCCTACGGTAGCAACAAGCTGCGTAATTTCGTTGTTACTGCCATCAGTGGTAATGCCGTTACTGTTAGCCCTGCTGTTATCTCTGCTGGTCAGTTCCAAAACGTGTCCATCACAAGCCCTGGCGCTTCTGCTGTGACCCCGTTTAACGCTACTGGCGCAGTGTCACCGCAAAACATCGTTATGCACAAAAACGCATTTACTTTGGCGACCGCTGACCTCGAGTTACCCGATGGCGTTCATTTTGCTGGTCGTGCAAGCGATAAAGACTTGGGCTTGTCATTGCGTGTTGTTCGCCAATACACAATTAACAACGATTCGATCCCGACTCGTGTTGATGTGCTGTATGGCTGGGCGCCGCTTTACCCCGAATTGGCTTGCCGAGTGGCTTCCTAATCAACCCATTAAAAAAGGAAATTAATCATGGCTAATCCAGGCGCAGCAAGCACCACCACTAACCACCCATCGAACCTTGCAACCAACCAAGCAATACGCTTGATTGCCTCTGCACAATCGGTGAACCTCAACAGCGTAGGCGATACCGTTGCACAAATCCTAGTTTCAGGACGAGTCAGCGTTGCCTATGTGTTGTTGAGCAATGCAAGCACCAGCTTGACCACAGCAGCATTTGCGGTTTATACCCTACCTGCCGCTGGCGGTACTGCTGTACTGTCTGCAACCACCCCCACAGGCGCTACCACAGCGGCTAAGGTTGTAAACACCGCAGCATCTTCAACCGATGCAATTACAGGCCAATACCTGTACATTCGCAACACCACAGCGCAAGCTGCTGCCGCAACCGCTGATATTTTCATCTACGGTTACGACCTGACTTTCCTGCCTTAATCGGCATGAAGTAAATGAAAGAGCCGCCCTCAAAAGGGGTGGCTTTTTCTGTTTTGAAGCATATAATTTGATGAACTGAAAGGACAACCATGTCTAGCAATTACGCACAAATTTCGGCAACTACCCTGATCAAACAACAAGCTGGCAAGATCAAAGGTATTTTCTTCAGCGCAGCATCTGCAACACCCACAATTGCAATTTACGATGCTCAAACTGCCAGCACTAGCGTTAAAGTCATTGATACTTTTACCCCTGTTGCAGCAACAAACTACAATTTTTTGGATGGCATTACTACTGAAAACGGCATTTATGTTGTGATTGGCGGCACTGTAAGCTGCACTGTTTATTACGAGTAAAACTCAGAAAGTATTTGAGGAAAAAACATGGCTGTAGTCTTTCTATCCCCAGTGGGCGGTGTTGCAGCCCAATTTTTTACTAATACTGGCACAGTTCTATCTGGCGGTAAGCTGTACACCTATGCCGCTGGTACGACTACGCCACTAGCCGCCTATACAACTTCAAGCGGATCAATAGCGCATACCAACCCTATTATTTTGGATTCTGCGGGTCGAGTGCCTGGCGGTGAAATATGGCTCACTGCGGCACTATACAAATTTACATTACAAGACTCTACAGGCGCATTGATAGCCACTTACGATAATGTTGGCGGCATTGGCGCTGCATCTTATCAAGTACAAAACTTTACTGGAGATGGGTCAACAGTAATATTTACATTGAGCAATGCCTCACTTGGTGAAAACTTTACGTTTGTGTATATCAACGGCGTGTATCAACAGAAAAACACCTATACCGTATCAGGCACAACTTTGACATTTTCAACAGCCCCGCCGCTAACTTCCTTAATTGAAGTTATGTACAACTGATCATGTCCAACAGCAAAATCTCCGCATTAACCGCCGCAGCTACGGTTGTGGGGACGGAGGTTTTGCCAATCGTTCAAAGCAGTGCAACAGTCAAAGTAACTGTCGCCAATTTAACGCCTGGTCTTTCTACCATCACCGCAGCCAAAGGCGGTACAGGTCAAACTACATACACAATTGGCGACACTCTTTATGCTTCCAGTACCAGTGCGCTATCCAAATTAGGTATTGGAACTGCCGACTATGTGTTGACTAGCAGCGGGTCTGCCCCTCAATGGTCTGCGTCTTTAAAGGCTGTTGCTGGCGGTACAGGTCAAACATCGTATGCGGTAGGTGACATTCTTTATGCGTCAACTACTACAGCCTTGTCAAAACTTGCTGATGTAGCTACAGGCAATGCTCTTATTTCTGGCGGCGTTGGAGTTGCACCCAGTTGGGGCAAGATTGGTTTGACCACTCATATCAGCGGCACTTTAGCTGTTGGAAATGGCGGTCTTGGAATTACGACAACGCCAGCAAATGGTCAAATTCCAATTGGAAATGGCACAAATTATGTAGCAGCCACAATAACTGGCGGTGGCGGCATAACAGTTACAAATGGTTCTGGATCAATTTCTTTAGCTAATAATAATAGCCCCGCATTTTTAGCTTATGCAACATCTAGCCAATCAATAACAACCAATACATTCACTAAAGTTACTTTTAGTTCAACAGAATTTAATGTAGGAACTGGCTATGCAAGTTCTACGTTTACTCCTAATGTTGCAGGCTATTATCAAATAAACGCCACTATTCGTATGTCTGGCACTTTAATAACAGATAGTATTTTGTCAGTTTATAGAAATGGTGCAGAATTTAAACGTGTAACTCAAATATCACCACAACAAAATAATATAACTCTGGTTGGTTCTATGCTTGTTTATTGCAATGGAACAACAGATTATATTGAAATATACGGCTTAATAACTGCAACAAGCCCACAATATAATTATGTAAATAACGCCGTAACATCATTTTTTAGTGGTGCTTTAGTGAGGGGCGCATAATGACTTTATATGAAAAAATAATTCAAATTTATCCAAATTTAACAGATGATGATTTTAAAACAGTGATTGTTTTACAAAATGATTTAAATGGAATTGGTGATTACATTAAAGAATGGAATCATTCTGAATATGCGAAACCATCACAAGAGCAGATAAAGGATTGATATGAGTTTAACCAAAGCAAGCTATTCAATGATCACAGGTGCATATGTCAACGTGCTTGACTATGGTGCTACAGGCGATGGCACAACAAATGATGCTACCGCTATTCAAGCCGCTTTTAGCGCAGCGGATACATCACCACCTAAAACCGTATATTTTCCGGCCGGAACTTATCTTACTAATTCAACATTGACGGTAAACCCCAACACAACAAACGGTGTTGTACCGCAAATTGTTGGTGAGGGTTCACAGGCAACAATCATTAAGGCTGGCGCTGGTCTTGGTGCAAACCCAATACTTAAACACCAAGGTGCAAGCCCATCAACAAACTCTAAATGGACAGGGTTTCAATTGCTTGGTACAGGTGCAGCCAACGGACAGTATGGTGTTTACCACATCAACACTTGCTTTGTAAATTATGATGATATTTACTTTACTGCTTTGCAAGAGGGTATTAGATTTGAAAATACTGGTGCTGGCTTTACAGAACAAAACGTATTAAGCAATTGCTGGGCAACATCGTGTAAATATTTTATTGGTTTTGCTCGACAAGTAACTTCGACCGTAGATAGTTTTAGAGGCACAGGATTTAGCTCTGAATGCCACATGGACTTAACTACGGTTGCTTCTTCTAGATTGGTACGGGTTTATTATTTAAATACACTTTCTCCCAATTGTTACAATATGCCTATTTTTGCAAGTATTTGGGTAAATGCGTCTAGCGCAGTATTGCAAAACGATTCGGCAACACCTATTAGGGCAAGTGGATATATCCGCTATGAAGCAACGGCTACTGGTTGGCAAATGGGTACTGGCGCTGCTTTAACAACCGATACCTTTAGAGGCATTATGGATGGTATTGCGTACAACCCTACGCAAAACACTTGTACTATTATTGGATTGGTTAACGGTTTATATTACACTGATCTTGGTTCTTTTACCCCATCTTTGGGAGGATCAATTACCGCACCTACTGTAACTTATGCTACTAATGGTCGCCAAGGATTTTATAATGTTGTTGGGGCAACTGTTAATTTCAGTATTTTTATAAACACAACTTCATACACAGGGGGATCAGGAAATTTAACAATTACTGGTTTACCTTTTACAAGTCGAACAAATACTGGATCAGTTGAAATTAACCGAATACCTGTTTCGGCAAATAAATTAACTTTTACTGGCATTCCATTTGCGCGAGTTGCTAGTAATAATACATATTTAGATATTGTTCAAACAACAAGCGGCATTGCTGAAGCGGCAATTACTTTAGCAAGTCTTTCTACAACATCTGGTAGTTTGTTTATATCTGGTTCATATACATCGTCAGCAGGAAATTAATTGGAGATAAAAATGTCACAAGAAAAACAAACTGATGTTGATTTGATTGAAGCCATTGAAAATGGTTGTATTCAAGTTCGTACTTACACTCGCACCATAGAAGATGGCAAATTAATTAGCGGCGTATTTCATCGCCATGTTGTTGCGCCAGGCGATGACTACAGCACTGAGGATGCCAAGGTTAAAACCGTTTGTGCTATGTTGCATACGCCAGAAGTCATTGCTGCTTACTTAGCTGCACAATCGACCATATAAGGAAAATTTATGACTCAGCCGATTGACATTATCACCCGAGCCATGAAAGACATTGGCGCTATTGCTGCTGGTGAAAATCCAACGGCTGATGAGGCGCAAGATGGTCTGGATATGCTCAACGACATGATTGCACAATGGTCGAATGAAAACATGATGGTTTTCTATCGGACAGAGTTGATTTTTCCAACTGTGCAAAATACTGTGCAATACACGTTAGGGCCAGGCGGGTCTGTAGGCGCTACTTTTACGGGATCAATTGCTGCCAACGTCTTGACCGTTACAGCCATTACCAGTGGCGGCATCACGATGGGCATGACTTTATCGGGAACGGGCATTACCGCTGGAACAACTATTGTGGGATTTGGAACTGGCGCAGGCGGTAACGTACTTGAGGCTGGAACATACACGGTCAGTCAATCGCAAACCGTAGCCAGCACGACTATTCAGGCTTATTACGAACGACCACTGACCATTGAATCAGCCTTTGTGCGAGTTGCCACAATGCAAGGCGGGTCTAGTGTCGCTGGCGGTTATTTGGACTATCCTGTAGCTATTTTGAGCCTTGAGGAATATGAATCTCTTGGCATCAAACAGCTTAATGGCCCTTGGGCAAAGATGATCTACTATATGCCTGCCGAAACCCTTGGCACGGTGTATGT